CCGACGGAAAGGCTAGATTCGAATTGATGGAGTACAGAGTCCAAGTTGTAGAGAAGGACAAGGACGACCTTCGCAACGATTTGAAGTCCATCAAGGACGTGCTGTACCGCATCGACACGCGGCTTTCAGTGTTCGGAGCGCAGCTTGAGGAAAGGACTGGTAGATGATTCTCTTGTCAGTGATTTTGATTCTAGGCTGCACCGTGAACGAGGTCTTTGAATGAACAAGAACAGAAAAATGTTCGTTAAATATATATCGTTGCATACCCCTATTTTATATGCGAGCGAATCGTGGCTAATTTTTTCTTACTTGAATAAAATTTAGGTATAGCAACGATATATTTTTAACGAACGATTTTGCAAAATTTGGAGTACTGATATGGCAGGACTGAATATTCCGAAACGCAGTGAGTTACCACACGGGACTTTCCTCGGCGACGTGAACAAGGCACGCCTTGATGCACAAGGCAAGCTGTCCGACTACGCAGAACGTGCGAGCGGTGTCGCTGGCGATATGTTGTTCGGGGAAGATACCGGTGAAGGAATGCTCAAGGATTTGGGTAGGACTCCTGCTTTCCGTAAGCTGGTGGAGTTCGCTGAAAGAGACCCAAGACGCTCGGAAGACTTTACTATAAATTTCGATAGGCTGGAAGACTACTTGAGCCAGCCAGCCGATAAGTACGATGTGGAAATCAAACGGAATGTAGTTCCGTACATCACAAGTTTTTAAAGTCGTCCTGCATCGTGCAAGTTGTCTATGGATTCTTGCACTTTTGCATCAGCATCTGGCGTAGCTTGGAAACCTCTTGTCGGAGTGTCAACTCCGATTGATACAGCCGGTTCAGCTCCGTCGTCAGTATCGTCGTGTACAGGGGTGTCGCTTCCAGTATCAACGAGTGATTGCTGTGTGATACCGGGTAGTTCTTCGTACTTGCTTTTTGTTCCGCCATAGAAAACTTTCTCAACGACTGCTTTGCTCTTGTTTGCTTCCAGACTCATGGACTTGTGGAACGATGCCACTTCCGTGAACTCCGGTGCCGGTTCCTTGTACTCACTCACGAATACGTTCTTTCCGCTGTTGACCAATACGTTCAGCAGGGTCTTGAACATAATCTGACTGAACGGCTGTCGGTTGTACCCGAGAGTGTTGTCATACGGCGGGTCGAAGTAGATAACGTCATACTTCTCGAACGGAATGTCGAACATACTGGAACAGAAGACTTGGAGCTTCGTCTTCGTCTTTCGTTCCTTCATAATCTTTTCAACTTCGTGGAACCTGTTGAGGTTCGTGAGTTGTTCATTGTGACAGAGGTTCTTGAGGTCAGCTTCGCTCAACTTATTCTTTACTATACTGCACATCAGTTCACGCAACGCAGCACGTCGTTCCTCTATCGTAGGGAGTGCGACGGCGTTATGCAGTAGAATCTTGTACTTGACTCGCGAATCGCCCCACAGATATTCAAGACCCTTGAACCCGAAAGAACAGGTGTAACGGATAAGCCAGTCGTCCAGCGTGGAGTTTGCGTTGCGGGCTTCGTAGAAACGCTCCTTCGTGACAGCCGGAAAATGCTCGTAGTCTATGGTATCGAAGTCTATCATAACGGCTTTAATCAGACCGATTATAGCCTTGTTAATGTCGTAGCCCGTTACTGTTTTGTACTTACCCGACAATACTGCGGCTTGCAAGATTGCACCACCGCCACAACAACAGTCAACGAAGTTCTCTCCGGAAGGGAGTGAAGCAACGATTCGTTCTGCGATTAGGTTCTTTGAACCTTGATATGGGAGTCCATAGACCATACGTTACCTAAAAAAAAAATCCTACCCGAAATATACTTATTCGGATAGGATTTGACTAGGGTACGTCAGTAATTTTTAATTATTTTCGCCTTCCCGAAGTACGTGAAGTTCGCCATCGACAAAATGCGGGAGTGTAGACATATACACCTTTGCCTCCGATTCTGTTGCGAACAACTCGTAGGACGGGTCGGAGTCATATTCGTTTGGTTTTACTACGACAAGATAGTGGATGCTAACTGCCATTGGTTTTCTCCAACTTGTTTACTCTACAACTGCCCAGTCGTTAGAGAGACAATCGTTGACGCTCGGTACCCACATAGAGTGAGAACCGTTTACCATCTTGAGCTGCATATAGGGTTCACAGCGGAATAGGTCTCCTTCTTTGAGACCCCACGCTTCGGCAGTCTGCTTGTTGCACGGAATGCCTTGAGGGTAGCCTTTCTGCAAAACAGCGAACATACCCTTGCCGTTCCAGCCAGCACGATGAATTTTCTTTCCGAGTTTCATCAACCGAAGTGCCCAAGAGAAGTCGTGGGTAAATTCGGTATCAAGATGGTCTGCGACAGAAGCATTCGATTCGGTCGTGAGGATATTGTATGTTTTTTCAAAGATGTCCGGCTTGCAAGGGTACAGCTCGCCGTTGACACCACGGATGATGTAGTCGCCTACACTTGCGTGGTGGTCGCCTTCCAGCGTCTTGATATACATTTCGCCTTGGTCTTTGAAGAAAATGGTTCCATCTTCGTAAGCCTTCTGTGCCCAATCAGGAACGTAGAACTTACCATCGGAGTTTTTCAAATCTCCATCGTAGACGAAGCATTCAATGGTTACTGGTTTCTTTGTCGCTTTCATTTTTGTTATCCTTTGCCCTGTTGGGCGGTTGAGTTGGTGGTTTTAAATTTCTCTGCGAGTTCAAGCCAACGTCTGTGCCACTTAGCCCACCATCCTGGCTTTACGACAGTTCCGAGTTTATTCTCACAAATTTTCGCCATCGCCAGGCACCGCTTGTACTTCCAGATAGTCGATAGTCTCGACCTTGCCATCATAGTACTCGCCAGTAGCTGTCTGACTATTTTTCACTGCGTTTTGCGTTGCGGTATTCTTCATAGGAACCTGTCTCCTTCGGGAACTTGTTGAAGTTGTTGCACGCCATCATTCCAGACTCACGGTTCGCACAATAGCCGCAAGACGAGCACTTATTACAGATTGAGTTTTTCATTTGGTCTCCTATAACCAAGTGACAGATAAGGTTAATACTCCAGCCGCTATCCAGTAAACGATGTGCTTAACATCACCCTGCACGACATACGGCACTGCCGCACAGAAATCAAGAATCATCAGAATTGTGGGGAAGATTTTCGGACTCATTTGTGGAATTTTGCCTCCTTGAATTTCTCTGCGAGTTCCTTACAACGTTTTACACATTTCCAAGCGTGGCCTTCTTTCCGACTATATTTTTCCGCAGTCTTTCCGAACCCACGATGGTTATGGCAGTAAGATTGCATCCAGCAGATTATCGCATAATTACGCCATTCTCGCACCATTTCCAAGCACCGCTTGTACTTATGGTGGCGTATTTCCTCAGCCTTCAAGTAATTGTCAAGAATGAGGTTCTTTGCTCCTTCTTTCTGTTTCACAATTTCAATCAAGAGTTGCTCAACTTCCTTCTTGTTCGATTCCTCTAAGTCAGCAATAAACGCATCGGCTTTGGACTTGAGGTAGAACAAGTTGTCGTCCAAGTGAAGGTCTTCTATGTCACCTGCCTCCTGCTCAACTTGCTCTACCGCCCAGTAGATGCGTTCGCTGTTGTATGCTGTCAGTTCACTCATTCGACGACCCTCCACTTTTCGTAAGGAATCCACTGACCCTTTACGTTGATTTGGCATCCTGCAAAGAAGTCCCAAGTGCACTCGTACCCAGACAGTTCAGTTTTCTGTTCACACACGAACTGCGGGTACTTGTACAGCAACAGGTACGAGCCGATAATCACTGCGAGAATCACCAGTAGGAGTATGGCCACATCCACATTGTCAGTATACCAGCACACAAAACAAGCAACGAGTCCGGCGATAAGTAGTATAGTAGTTATCGTTCCCATTTTAGCCTACCTTGATAAAGTTTTCCGTTTCAGTCACGGGGATGTTGTACTTGATACATTCCGGCAACAGGAACTCTTGGAACAATTCGTAGCTATTGAACCCACAGACTTCGCACTTCTCAATTCGTACGGAGTCCTTGGACTTGAGCTGGTTACTACGTTCGTCGAGTTCTTCCAGCCGTGCTTGCATAATGCTCACGCATTCGTCGTAGTCTTTCAACGTGTGGAGCGTTATGTTGTCACGACTGGCGGTAAGGCTCAATTCCTCAAACCAGTTCTGCATCGTCTGGCTTGCATAGTTGAGCTGTTCCGGTTTTGCTTCTGGCGACAAGCGGACAAGTTCTATCCTCGACCCGATTTCCGTTTCGGCGACGAAACCCTTGAAATTGAGTCTCGGACTGAACAGGGCACGGAGCACCGGATTTTTCAGCGAACCAAGAATCACCGACTGCGGACGAATAGGAATGGAATAACTACGGCTGTCGTCGAGGATAAAACTCAACAACGAGTGAGCCATTTCGTTCTGAACCAGCAACGCTTCCCCATTGTAGATATTCCCGAACAGGTTATTCAAGTAGTCCTGATTCTTGGTGTACTTGTTCATAATCAAGTGCAGGAGATTCGAACAATGGAAATTCTGGATTCTACGCTTGATGCCGGAGTCGTCAAAGTAGATGTACTTGTTGGAACTGATTACGAAGTTCTGGTACGTTTCCGCAACGATGGGGTCAACTCCCTTGCCTTCGTACTGGAAGTTGTCACGACCAGTCATCGACTTGATGAGTGCCTGCAACTGCTTCGCTGTGTCGGAGTCTTCGTATTCGCTAATGCTGACGAGACGCTTTCCCATCAAACTGATAGTGAATCGGAGTTGCTGGGTGGAGAACGCCGTAAACGAGTCACCGAACATACGATGCAGAAGACTGATGAACTTGGACTTGCCGTTACCGCCAGCGTCGAAGTCGTTGAGGTAAAGAACATATCCGGTTGCGGAGTTCGGCACACGCACCATAAAGTGAATCAAGTTGTACAAGGCTTCCCAATCTTTCGCAGTGCCACCGGCAACGAGGAACATGAGGAACATAGCCCGACGCAACGACTTCGGATTCACGTAGTCCTTGTTGAGCGGAGTCATCTGCGAGCATACGTTCCTGTACATTTGTCCGTCCCGAGTGAAGAACCCGTGAGGCTCGTCCTTTGCAAAACTGGAGATAATCTTGATTCTGCGAAGGTTCGGGGCGAGCTTCGAGAAGATTCCGTCATACGGTCCATCGTAAGGCTGTTTACGGAGTTCCTTCAACCCGTCGAAGGTCTGTTCGCTCCCGTTCGGTGCGATACGGGTAATGTTGAGCCTCGCACTGATGATGTCGTCGTCAGCCTTCAATCCTTCCAACGGCATAGCCTCGGCGGAGCAGTTACGCATTTTCGGGATAAGACGGAAGTCCCCGTCCCTGTTGCGGTACACGTTTTGCTGGATGAAGTCAATCTGTTCCTCGTTGAAGAACAACGGGGAGAGTGCTTCGGCTTCCTTGCCCCTGAAGGCTTCCAGCACCTCGTTGTCGCTCGGGTTCATATCGAGATAGACAGTCAAGATTTCACGCTGGGTTGCATTCTTGCTGACTGCAATCATAGTCTCCACGATTTTCTTGTAGTTGTCGCTCGGAGACATCTTGTCGAAGTCCACGACATTCATCACGACAGCTTGCGACTTCTTCGGAAACTGCGAGAGGATTGTCAGGACTTTCTGGAGTCTGTTGTTTGTCATACCACCCGCTCCGTCCAAGGAAACAAGACTTTGGAAAGTTCACTCAAGGTCTTGGGTGTCTTGATTCCCTTTGCCCTGCGTGTCTTGGTGTCTCCAAGGAAGGTGCGGATATGGTCTTTGCGTCCCCAGTTCCAGAAGTTTTCGTCAAGGTCACGCTGGTACTGGGTGTAGTCAATGTAGTCCTTGTACTTCTCCAAGTCCTTGATGTCGAATGCGTACACTCCGTAGCGGCTCTTGATGCTTCCGTTCTTCGTGTCCATAAGTACATTGGTGAACTGGATAGTACCGGCATCGGGACATTCACGAGTCGTCCACAGGAAGTAGTAGTTCTTGTGAAGGAACGGCTGTCCGTTGAAAGCGGCGTACTTGCTGGATGCGGACTTGTGCCACTTGTAGATGAAGTCAGTCCAATCGTACTTGCTCCAGTCAAGTTTCAATTCCGGTCGGAGCAGGTTGTCAAAGAGTTCATACACGACTGCCTTCTCGTGGTTCTTGTTGATAGCGTCGGAGTAGTCAAGACCACGACCGTCGAGGAGCTTGCCGTCCTTGTCGAACACTCCGTAGTTGTTCACGTCACGGAAATAGGCACGTTCGATAAACTCTTCTTCAAAGAGCATATCGTATTTTTCGAGCATCTGTTCAGCCTTCTTGCGGAGGACTACGGCATTCTGTTCACCCTTGACAAATACGGAGTCAGTGTTGATTTCCACAACGTCTTCCCAGTTGGGACAGGCAAGAGCCAGTTCCGTAACGACAAGCTGACCGATATAGCACATAGCCTCGCCAACGGCAGGGTCATAGGCTACGGAAGTACCGGAACGGATTCGGAAGCCACCGCTCAAGGCATTGAGAACGAGAATCTTGTAACCGAGGTCGAGGTCGGGCTTGTATTCCGGAGTACCCTTGAGTCCCTTGATGGCAAACCTACGCTTCATCATTTCCGACCATTGAGTAAGAGCTTGCGGAGTTTTGAGAAGACCCCAGTGGTTGATGATACGGGGATATTCCGACTGCACGTCAAAGCAGTACAGGCCGTTCTGTTCGCCTTCACGGATAAAGTGACAACCGCCCTTGCCGAACTGGATTCCGTTGTACACGCACTTTTCGGCGAGTTCACGTTTTTCCTTTTCGGTTATTGCGATAGTCTTTGCGAGAAGCCTGATGATGTCCTTGACTTCCGTCGGTACGTCGAACTCGTCGAGGTCAAAGAGTTCAAGAGGGTTCGTGGACTTCGGCGGAATCGGCACGTTAGTCTGGTAGATGATACCGGCAGCGACAGCCTGTGCAGTCCGGTCGAACTTGAACCTGAGGTTTGAAGGCCATTCGTGTTCGAGGATAGCTTTACGGGCAGGGAGCGTGTGATACTTGGTCTTCTGTTCACCGCTGGCGAAACGCCAATAAATCATGGAAAGCGCCCAGCAGTCGTGGAAGCAGTACTGGATGATTTCTTCCTTCATTTCCGGCGTGAGGTGAGCCTTCGGGTCATACGGGAGTTCCTTGATGGGAAGGTTGAGGTACATTTCCCATTGTTTCAAGCTCTTGCCGAGCAAGCAGTTGTTGAGCACGTCAAAATGATGTTCGTTCCACTCGTTCACGTAGTAGAAGTTTCTCGTCATCGGGTTGCGGTTGTCATCGTAACAGATGAGTGCTTGGCCGTCTTCGTACACGAAGTTGGAAGATGTGTAGCACATACGCTTGATGTCCGACTTCATCTTAGCGAGTACCGGCAAGTCGAACCGGCTTCCGTTGTAGCTGATGATGTAATCGGCACTTGCGAAGTACTGATTGATTTCGTGCATAGCGGACTCGTCAATAATCCCGTTGTCGGCACTCCGTACACAGATTCTGTCAAGTTCCTCATGGGTGGTGGAATCGTAAGTTATTCCGCAGAAGCAAAACAACTCGTTGAATGTTTCAATATCAAAGAATGCAAGTTTCATTCGCAGTCCTTGTTGAGTGTTAAAAATACGTGGGCGTTTCCCACGTTCCGCCAATATAGTAGATTTTGCAAAATCAAAAAATCTACAATGTTCGTAAAAAATTGTTCGTCAAGAATACCCCGTAAACACGTTTTTAAGGGCGTTAATTTATGGGGGTATAGGTTTATATACCCCTAAACAGAAACGGGCTTAAAACCACGTTTCCGGCGGTTTATTGGGCTTCTATCTTTATATCGTAAATTTGCAGGCGGTTTAGAGCGGTCGTGCCGACTTCCAGCAAAACCGAGTTTCCACTTCCAAGATTACGCCACTCGATGACTTTGTTGTTGTGACCAGCGGTGCCGAACTTCCTAAAATGAGGTTGCCCGAAATTCAGACCCCTGTTCGTAGAGAGTGCCACATAGACTTCCGTCCCGTAGTCTGCGTTCGGGTACTCGTCCCCGTAGCGACCGGTGTCCATCACGCATTCCACCCTGCGGAAAATGACACGGCGAGGGAACTGCTCGAAGCCGTCCCTGATGTATCTACGGATAGCCTTCCCGTTGCACGTCGTACGGAGCGTTTCGTCAAAGGCGAGCATATCGCCATAGAGACTTGCGGCGATGTCCCCGTAGATAGTGCACACAACGGGGTTGATTTCATCTTTCGGAGCCTGCCAGCTAGACCAGCGTCCCTCTCGGAACAAGAAACCGGAGGCTTCCTTCGTACGGACGAACAGGTAGTTTTCGTGGCGTTGGGAAATCAACTGCAAGTCAATCGGGGTTCCGAGCCTTCTCTCGATTTCCGGAGTGCTGATTTTCTGGAAATGGTCTGTAAAGGCACCGACACCCTCGTGACCACTGGCATCCCTGCAAATAATGAACAACGTGTCTTGGATAATGACAGGACAGCGACCGCCGTAGTGTATCACTTGTGTCGTGTTACTTTGAATCGGGCTATCCTCGTTGCCGGTTCGTCCCCAAATCTCGATGGAGTGGGTGTTGATAAGGTACAACTGGCCACGGAAACTTGCGATGTCAACAAGTTTGTCTGCACTATTCGTGGACGAGTACCAAGAGTTCCACAATGGGTAGCCGTCCAACGGGTCGGTCGGTACTTCGTTCGTCTTGCGGTTGAAATACTGTCCGGGGTCAGTCTTCGAAATCCAGACAGTGTTGCGCTCGGACGCACGCATTACAAGTTTATTGTCGAACCAGCAGATACTAGCGGCGTGGGATATTCCGTCCTCTCCGGTTTCGAGGATTTCACTCGCATCGTTGTCGATGTAGTCCAGTACGTTCGGCTGTGCCACCCCGTCACGAGGACTCTGGCCACCGGGCACTTCCATACCCGGAAGGTACTCACCGTTCACGATGAACGGAGCTCTGCTACCGGTGCCACTCGTGGTGTTCCACATATAGATGTAAGTCCCGTCGCAGAGGAACACGATGGTCGGCTTGATTGAAGATTCACAGAAGGACACGCTCCCGTGAGTTCTCAATAAAAGATGAGATAGCTGGTCGTTCTTCCAGCACTGCATTTCGACCGGCGGGTTCCAGTCGGTGTGGTCAGTGTTCGGGGCGAACCGGAACAGCTTGGCACCGGCGACGATGTAGATGTTGTCCTCGGAGTCCTTGAAGGAGCCACGATACTTTTCTTGGTATTGTAGACCGAGGGTGTAAATGAGTCTGTCGCCGACCCTATCCAGACAGGTGTCGCCCATCGGGAGCATATTCATGTACTCGCTGATGGCAATTCCGTCGTGGTACTCTACGATGCCGTTGAACTTACCCATTGAAGCCTCCTACATATCCGTTGCCGTTGGCTCCGGCTCTCCAGCCACGACCACGTTGCAAGTAGCCGAAGATACGGCGAGAAATGTCCTGCGGGTGTTCGTGTTTGGAAGGGTTCTTCAAGAGGTACTGGTACGCTTCGCTCGCCAGTTGCTTCATAGCTTCCGCAGTCGTGATGCCGTATTCGATGGCAAGCCTGTATGCGAGTTTAGCCACCAAGAATCCACGGAACTTTTCGGGTGCCACGATAGTGCCCTGCCACGGGTTAGGCTCGTCATAGCTGTTCACAATCTTGATGGGGACTGGCAACACGATAAGTGCAGTACCGCTTCCGAAATTCGGAGTGAAACGGATTCGCAACTTGTCGGGATAGTCTTCGGTCGTAAACACGAGTTGTGCGTAACGGAACTCGTTCGACACGAACTCACCTGCGTGGACGTATGCAAGCGGTGCCCCGTCAGTAGCACGATAGATTTCATCCACACGCATCGGGGCGAACGGGATGTTGTAAGTCTTGTTCACCCAAGAGGAAGTCGCAAGCAACTGGTTCTCGTAGTTGATTTCGATTAGCTTGTGGTCGTCACTCCATACGGCGATGTCACGATATTTCCCGAACTGGTCAGTCGGCCATTTGTCGGTAGCCGTGAGCTGGAACGGGGTTCCGGTCGTATCGGTGACAAGTCCCATATTCGCCAAGAGCTGTGCGATATTCGGCTTGACTTCGTGCTCAACTCCCATATAGGTGATAGTGGTCGTCTGGTTGAGTTCCGAAGCGGTGAGCGGAACAGTCCCGAAGATTTCTCTCGGATAGCTCAACGGCGTCGTCACGAGGTCAACTACGCCACAATGCGGACTGGCGGGATGTACCACTTCCGTTATGTCAAGAGACCGGTCGCAGTTGATGGAAGGGATGATTTCGTGACGGAGGATGTCGGCTCCACGTGCCTGAATGTCTTCCGGTACTTCGTCTGGGTTAAACGAGGGAACGGCTCCAGACTGCATAGCCGCCCTATTGACAATATCCATTACCTGCATACTTCGGTCTCCCATATTGAGGTCTTGCCAGATTTGTACTGACGTTAGAAACTTTGCGTTGGTCTGGCAACTTGATTAGCCAAGTCAACCCTTGAACAACAGCGTCAACGATGTCGTCGTGCTTGCCGTGAGGGAACTGCGTGAACTGCGACTGGATTTCGCCCCATACGAGTCCGTGCGTCGAGAAGGCCACATCGCCTGCATCAAACAGGTACTTGACGACGATAGCACGCTCGACCTTGTCCTTTGTCGGAGTGGCTTCCAAGATACCGCTCATTTCCTTGCGGAGTAACTGGATGGCGGCTAGGCCGTTGGACTTGTTCTCAATAAGCACCGGAGTCGTGTTGCCCCAGCGTTTGCGGACTTCCTTGATTTTGGCCATCAAGAGGCTGATGTCTGCGTGGAAGTTGAGAACTTCGAGTACGTAATACTTCGGCCCGATTCTGCCACAGACAGCGATAGCGTTGAAGTCGTTTCCGATGTCGCCCTTACCGGCAGCATCCACGCTAATCACGAGTCTCATAGCGTTGGTGGCAGGCCTTGTCAACGAGAACTGAATCTGGTCTTTCTTGAACATCTTGCCCACGTCGTCAAGCGGTACTTGCAAGTACTGGGCGTTGTAGGTGAACGGGTCGGACTTGTACTTCTCGATTTCGGAAACCGGCAGTCTTTCCGGGCAGATACTTTCCCCGTCCTCACGGATAGCGGAGAACTTGTAGTGAATCCACTTCTCTTCTGTGTCGGCGAGCAAGCAACCGGTAAGGTCTTGACTAGCCACACGTTGCTGGATAACAAGGATTGGGACTTCCGGCAAGTCAATACGGTTTCTAATCGTGGACTTGAACACTTGCCAGCGACGTGCCAAGATTGTAGCACTGATTCTGTCTTGAGGCTTGTTCGGGTCGTCGCATACGAGCAACGTGTTACAACCGCTACCGGTCACGTTGGAGTTCGTACCTCTGGCGAGAATCATACCGCCAGCCCTGTTCGTCCATTCCTTCTTTCCATTCGCTTGTGTCAACGGCTTGAGTTCCGGTAAGTCAAAATACTTGGAAAGCCATACAAGGATTTCCTTGATTTCTCGGTTCTTACGGGCGACAAGGGCTTCGTCGTACGAGCAATAGATTACTGTCGATGACGGGTCGAGCAGGAATCGCCAAGCGATATAGCATTTCGTGAGGTCAGTCTTGCCGATACGGGGCGGTGCGTTCACGATAACACGCCTCGTGTTCGGCAAGTCAAGCAGGATGGAAGCAAGCTGTTTATGGAAAGCGTACCAGATGAAGTTCTTCTTGTACAAGTGCACAAAGACGAACCCCACGAAAAACATGAAGTTCTCTTTGCACATCTGTAATTCTATGTCCTTTTGGGTCATAGCAAGACTTCCTCGGTTTCAACGGAATAAGTGTTGGCTACCTTTCTGACAGTGATGGCTACCCTGCGTTCGGGATAGTAAGCGTAAGGGACGTTCGTACTTCCGGAGTAGAACCCGATGTCACCTACCTTCTGGAGCTCCACGTTACCGCTAGGCAAGTTAAGTTTGACAGAGCGACTCGTGTTGCTGTTGAGTGTCATACAAGATTCAAAATGTAGGACAAAACTCAACGTACTACCGGTAAACGCCGGAATAGCGAGGAACGCATCGGAACGCTTGCCGGAGTTGTCACCGAAATGGGTAGAGAACTTCTCGTTGAACGATGCGAAGTTCACTTTCAACACCGAGCCGTCGAGGAACTCCGGATAGACGTACACGTTGTCTCTGTCGCCGTCTCCCGTATACGCACTCGTCGGGACGACTTCACTATCACTGGACGGAGACTTCACGACACTCACGGACGTTCCGCTCTTGATGATGACGAAAGCGGAGTTTCCGCTCGGCACGGAAAGCGTAGTCACGATTCCACCACAAGACAGGTATTGCTGTACGACTTTCCCGTGGTTGTTCGTGAAGTTGAGCGTGACGGGTTTCGCCGTCAGTCCGTCGAGATACAGGGTTCCGCTAATATCATCAATTACGATGTTGGCTACCAGCGTTTCCGGTGCGAGTTTCGGGTTGTCAAGCCCAAGATGGAGACTGGCCACGGGTCCGGAAGTTTTTAATAACGGACTGAACGGAGTAATTCCGTAGGGTGCGACGAAGAACTCCACGATGGACTGGTTAGCGAGCACTCCTATTGTAGCGAGCGAACCGCTGGTCATATCGTTGATAGGAAGTCCGCAGTTACCCTTTACGTTGTTCAAGAGGATTCTGATTTTCCTTGCCTTCGTCACTTCCGATTTCACGTAGAGTGCGTCCGGAGGAGTGTACTGGTATTCGTTCAAGAACTCCACCACGGCAATATCCGGTGTATAGTCATTGATTACCAGCGGTGTCGATGCCGTGTTCTCTGCGGAAGTCGCATTGAAGCGGATAGGATGGACAGTCCCAACGAGCTGGATGTCCACGGAGCCTTGGTACGGGAGCGTTGGCTCTGTCTTTCCGTAGAGCGTCACGATTTCGCCCTTGTCCGCATTGCCGCTGTACGGGTCGATGACAGCGATTACTTGGTTGGACACGTTCTTGATGGCGAGTCTCCACGGTGTCCAGTTGCGGATGCAGAGAACTTGGGCAACACGTTCCGGACTTGCGGTAAGCGTCAGCGACCATTCCCCGTTCGGCTTGTCGCTCATAGCGGTCTTGAGTTTCCAGTTGCTTCCGTCCCATTCCCAACTCGGAGGGCAACATACCTGGTCAAACTGGATAGTCATAGACTTGGCGAACTTGTCAACGTCAACTTGGTCGGCGTTGGAGACCATCGTCACAATCTGTTCCACTTCTGCCCATTCGTTGATAGCAGGCTTGTGGATAAGATGGTCGTAGTCAAGCGTGTAGTTCTCTTTGGAGTTCGCACTCCACTTTTCTTCAACGTCGTCGTCGGAGCTGTCCTTGTTCTTCTTTCCGAGGAGCTTGCCGTCATTAACAGAAACATCGTCGTCAACGCATACTTCGTATTCGGTGGTCACGCCATCACGGAAAGTCACCTTCACGAGAGCATCTTCTTCCACGAAGATACCACGACTCAAGATGTTCCCGTTGGTGTCACAGATAAATCCACGAGCGTTCGTATAGAGTTCGGTATATTGCGGAGTCCCGTCATTCCCATGCTTGAACTTTACAGGTGCAGTAGTCCCGATTTTGTACGCAGTCAGCGTGGCATTGAAATACGGGAGCCTGTGGGTGTCGCAAATAGAAATAGAGTAAGCCATCTTACTTATTCTCCTTTGTCTTTGTGTAGGTCATCGGCGGTACGCCTCCTACCAAGTTAGAATATGGTATGACGTTGTGCAATACGGCATTCACGCCGGAAGCGAGTCTTGCACCGCCTTTCGCCAGCTTCTTCGCAGTACCGGAAGTCTGCGGGTCGGAATAGAGCTTGTCACCGCCGAGCATCGTGTGCCCGTATCTTCGGTGGGAGTCTGTCTTGGCCTTGTCGAAAGCCTTCTGCTGTTCGCCACCGGCTTCAATGAACACCCCGTCCTTGTCTTGTCCGGTCTTGGACTTGTTACGGAGCACCCACTCCACACCCTTGTTCTTCAAAGGTCTGTCGCCTTCGTTGACAGTCCTACCGCTTGCCGTGCGAACCTGCTGTCTCCAGTCAGGCACTCTCATAATCTCCGATTCACCGCTAAAGAACTTTGCGTAAGGGCTATCCTTTTCACGGGAAGCGTTCATAGCACGTACGAGGTCTGCCTTTTCTTCGTCCGGCATTCCGGCAAAGTACTTCTCGTTATCCTTGAAGTACCTGTTGGCAAGTTCCGCATCCGCTTTTTCGTAGGCGTGTTCAGTCTCGGCACGTGCGACTGGATTGCCGCTCGCATCGTAAATGACCGGAGTCCTTGCGTCCATCAGCTTACCGGTATGCTCCATATTGCCGACACGTACCTTGTCCCCGTTGGAGTCACGGGTCTGTCTCGGTTTACCAGCCGGAGCGTTCTGCACGAGAGGCACACCACCGGCACCTTCAACCTTCGGAGGCATCTCCACTTGGATAGCTTCGTCTTCACCGAACTTCTTGCGATAGCCACGCCAAGCCCTGTCTTGATACTGATTCTCGATTGCTTCGGTTCCGACTTTGCCCTTGCCGCCCTTGATGAGTTTCTGCGCGTCCTTCTGTGCACCAATCATATCCTTGATGTCAGTACGGGTCACGAGGTCGGGGAAGTTCTTATCAATCATCGGACGCATTTCGTTGTAGGAAGGAACCCTGTTGCTCCAAGGTACACCGGAAACTCCTCCAAGCAACATCTGCAATCCGAGGTCTCTTGCATCTACGGGGTACTGGTGATAGCCTTTACCTGTGGTCTTTTCAAGAGCCGTGTCTGTACCCCTGTCGGCAAAGTAAGAACCGGCACCGCCGACAGCACCGCCAAGTGCTGCACCAGTACGGCGAGCCACGTTACGGAAATACGGAACAATCTTCGCCATCACCTTGCCACCGAGTTTCGCACCAGCCACCGGAGCACCCATACCGACAGCATCGAGGGCAACGTCCCCGACGAGTCTGGCGGCGGCTTCCCTGTTCGACGTGTTGTAGTCGAGTTCCGGGTCGAAGTGCGTGGCTGAATACATCGGAGCCACGAAACTTGCAGGAACAGTCTTCAAACCGGAGGGACGCTCGAACTCCATCCTCCCGAATAGACTCTTGTTCTGGTCAGTCTGGTACTTGTCGTAGTCTTCGTAGGTCGGGTTTCCCTGCAAGTAGTCGAAATCCGGCAACAGCTTGTTCTTCAACGCATTGATGTACTGCGGTTCCGGCGATTCCAAGTCCGCCTTGATTCTTTCGTTGAGCTTTCTCTGCAAGAGCCATTGTAATGCTCTGGAGTATTCGCTACCGATGTCGTTGAGGAGTGCATCGGAATACTCGTCCATCGTACGATACCAGTGCTGGTTCTCGTCTCCACGCTTGCCACGGGTGAAGGTAATCTTCTGCTTTGTCGGGTGGTCAATCCACTTCTGCACATCCTTGGACTGGGCGAAGGACGTTGCCATATCCTGCTGTGCCATCATTTCGCCGAACGGGGTGAGTACAGGCTCGCCGTTCACGACAGTAAACTCAAGCGGATAGGGTTGCTGAATATCCTCAAGGTTCTCAATCCAGCCTTCCGACTTATCGTAGGTGGGAGCCTTGTTGTAAAGTCCGAGGCGTGCGTTTACCATTTCGTCAGCCAGTTCGTCGATGAAAGGGTACGCTTCCACAAGTTCGTCAGCGGTCTTCGCCTTCTCGTTCTTGAACTGTTTCAGGAGCACGTCCTGATAGTCCCCTTTGACAGGTTCCCGCTTGGAAGCATTTTCCGCAATCAAGTCACGGGCACCCTTGCTCAACACGGAGTAAGGTACTCTACGCTCGTATTCCGAAGTCCTAAATGTAGTTCCCATAGATACTCCTATTTGGTTCTGTACTTTCCGTTTTCAATCCACACCCACTGGCCGTTCACGAATTGAGCGTTTGCTGGAACATCGCTCGGCCTAGTCGAACCAGTGTCACGGGTAGCACCGGCACCGGCACCACCACGACCAGTCTTGTAAGGGTCATTCTGCGGTTTCGGGAGCGAACCGATACCGAACGAGGCATCACGCATGACTTGGTTGGTCTGCTGTTGGTTCTGCCATCTTCCGAGGTAATCGCCGAAGGCAGGGTCGATGTTCGGAGTCTTGTAACCCCAGCCCCACTGGAGTCCGAGCTTCGGCATCTTGGACTGGTACTGCTTGTTGTAGATTCCGAACTGGTCAAGGGCGGAGTCCCACACCATCTTCCTGTCCACGTTGGCGTTCTGCATCACGTAGTTGAGGTAGGCATCCTTCGCATTCTTGTAGGATGTCACTGACGAGTTCGGGTCAATCGGCAAGTTCGGGTTGTTGCGTACCACGTTCTGCAAGCCGTGCATAAACGTATTGCCGATTCGGAGTGCATTGTCAGACGGGAAGCCGTTTTCGTCGGTGAGCTTGTCGCCACGTTCTGCCATACCGAGGAACTCGTAACCGGTCTGCAAGGTCTGCATAGCACTCACGTCGCCGGAGTATGCGAGACTGATAAGCTGGTTCATAGTGTTCGCATTGAAGAACATACGCATGAACTTGTCGAACACGGCTCGGTCTTGTACAGGCATAGCTTCGACCTGTGCACGAACCTTTTCAGCGTCAGCGATGGCACCCTTACTCTGTGCCCAGTTGAGAATAACATATTCTGACAGTTTATCGAACTCCATCTGGGCTTGGTTGCTGTTGAGCCAGTTCGGGTTCTGCGTGGCGTGCTCTTGGATAGACGAGAGCCAACCGCCGAGCCAGTCGAGCTTGGTGCGGTCGTCCTGCAAGGACTTCTGGAATCCTTGGGCGAAGCCACCGGCGTTGATGCTGGGCGGTCGGAGCGTGTTCGGGTTCACGCCTTCCGCTGCGAACTCGTTACGGAGCTTTTCTGCAACGTCGTAGAAATAGTTGAGGCTCTGCTCGTCACCGGCATATCTACCGGCGTTCCAGTCTGCGAGCAACTTGTCCCATTGGTTCATCAAGGTGCGTCGTTTCTGTTCCTTCGCACGGAGTTCCTGTCCATAGGTGTTCGTACCGGTCAGTCCGTTTCGTCCTTCCAGTGCAGCCATCTTCGTGATGTTGTCCACGTTTTCACGTGAAACACCCACGAGTCCGTGTTGCAGGTAGTGGTTCCACTTCTTGCCGTAGGGTACATCGTCCCAACCCATCATCGCTTGCAGTAAAGAGCGGTGCGGGTCGGTCATAGCCTGTTGCTGTTGCTCGGTCTGTTCAGTCGGCTGGTCAAACCAGTCTCTCGTGACGGGTGTAAAATCCTGTTCCGGTTGCTGTTCAGTAGTAGGAGTGAACACTTCCGTAAACGGAACTACGTTGTCCGTCTGCGGTCTGGACTGACTCGGCTTTTTCTTTCCAGTCTTCTTCGATTTCGCAGGAGCGGTTGTCTGTTGTGCAGTCGCTTTTGTGTCCGATTCTTCAATCGGAGCCATAGAGGACGACTTTTCCGGCGGCTGGTTCACAGGTGTAAACCCCAAGTCGATGTTGCGTCCGTTGGAACTCGAACTGGACGAAGCGAATACCGGGTCTTCCAGTCTAGTGTAAGGAACAGTAGCCATTACTTACCCCACTTCTTACTATACCAATCCTTGTAAGCGGTCTTGGACTTGTTGCCCCAGATACCGTCTACGTCGAGGTTGTAACCGAGTTCGTTCAGCTTTGTCTGCCAAGCCATAACTGCTTCCTTGTCGTTCGGGTCGGGAGCGTCCGTGAGCTGTTTACCGAGTTCCGCCTTCCCGAACAAGTCGGTGTCCGGTGCCTTCAACGGGTTACGCTTGAGTTCGGCGGCTTCGAGTGCACGTCCAAATTCGTCAGTGTCGTCACCGGCGTTCTTCATCACTTGGTGTTCAACCGACTGGTCGAGCGGTGCAGGGTTGGCACGGTACTTCGCCACTTCCGCAGGGTCTTTGCCTTCCACGAGAGTTTCGTTGATGTCGGATTGAGTCGTGTCATCCGATGACGGAGTGTCATCCTCGCCGTCATCTTCGCCCTTACTGAACCAAGGGATTTCGTTGAGGAATGTCGCGAACTTCTCAATCTTCTGTACCGGCCTTTCTTCCTTGTCTTCGGGAGTGATGCTGTTCGCATAGCTGGGGATAGTAAATTCTCTCAAAGCAAATCTTGACATAAGTCCTCCTTAAAGGATAGTGTTCTTCTGTCCGGCCAAGGTCATGTCGGCTTGGGTCATACCGGTGTTGGCTGCGTATCTCTGCATAGCCCTGTCGTTCTGCAACGAGAGCAAGTCTTCGAACGGCTGGTTGTTCGCAGAGAGTTGTTGTCCGGCGAGCGATGCCGTCTGTGAACCTGTCTGTCCGATAGTCCGTGCAGTGTTCAAGTTGTTCTGTGCGTCGCCCATAGCCTGATTGAATGCGGTGTTCCAGAGGTCTCCGGCTTTCTGCGAGACAGCACTACCGATTTCCTTGTTGGTCGCACTCGACTGGAGTGCCGAGCCTGCGTTTCCCTGCATCGCCTGATTGGTACGGGCGAGCATTTCGTCCATCATCGGGTTCAAGTAGTTGCGTACGTTGCTGGCACCACCGGCGTGCAACTGGTCTCCGGCGATAGCACCGGCACGGGCAGTGTCTCCCATAGCGGTGTCCATCTGCGAGCCGTACTTGTCAAGGTTCTGACCGAAGTCACGACCGGCAGACGCACGCTGGAGTGCTTCAAACGCACCGCTCAAGTCGGAGTCGAGCTGTTGGTTAGCCTGCTGTTGTCCCTGCACCATAGCGTTGTGTGCACGCTTTCCGGACTGGCTGTCCGTGATGCCGAGAGCGTCAGTAATAGGATTCACGATGTCTGTCAAACTTGCCATTAAAAGCCTCCGAAACCGCCGAACCCGTTGTCAACGCTGTTGGCTACGAGGGAGCGGTCGTTGTCGTCCATTTCCAAGCCGTTACGCATATCGGCCATCTTCTGCTGACCCTGTTGCATAGCGTCCTGCATATTGGCCAAGTCCTGCTGGCCTTGCTGTTTGTCACCCTGCATCAACCCGATAGCACCGCCGATGAGGGCACCCCAGCCACCGCCAGCCTTTCCACCGGCAGTAGCCCCTTGTAACATACCTTGTGCTCTTGCACCCATAAGTAACTCCTATGCGTCGTTGAACGGAGTGACAGCCGGTCTCGGTGCCGGTGCAGTCACGTTTCCGCTCTGCTTGACATTCTGTTCGTGAGGCACTGTCTGGTTGTAGCCACCAGTAGGCTGGTTAGGCATAGGCATTACGTTAGCCGCTGGCTGGTTGGTTTCGTCCAGTGCCGTCTGCACCGACTTGGCGTTCTCGTCGCTGAATGCGTTTGCACCGGCGTTGATGAGTGCGTCCGAGATAAGGGGTGCGGACTGTTGCTTGATTTCTTCCACGACACGGATTGCACCATCGTAGTCGCTCTTTGCAAGGCAGTCGTTGAGGATAGCCATAAGTGCTTCCTGTGTCTGCTTCTGTTCTTCCGACCACTGCTTCTGTGCGATTTCCAGTCGTTTCGTACGTTCGGTGGAGTCGATGAACTCCTTCTGGCGTTCGAGTCTCTGGGTCGCCTGGAGTCGGAGCAACGCAATCTGCGTGTTCTGTTGCTGGATTGTCTGGTTGAGTTTCTGTACCACACCTTGCAACTGGATAACCTGCGGGGACTTGAAGGGGTCTTGGTCAAAGCTCTGTGCGAGCTGTTCCTTCGTCTCTTTCGGAAGGTCGGAGATAGCGAGCATCTGTATGACAAAGCCCTGCGTGTTCATCTGCCCTTCCTTGGCGAGCTGGTAGAGACCGGCGAGTTCTTCCTTCTCCTTGCGACGCTTTACGGACTCGATGTAACCGCCGAGCATCACCACCTTGTTGGTGTTCGGTTGCTTCTCGGTCACGTACATCTGTATGCAGCGGTACACTTCCTCGATGCTGTCAGCCATACGGGACAGGTAAGTGTTGGAGATAGCGTCCTTGACCTCGTTACGGGCAATCACTTCTTCACGGGTAACTGCCTCGCTACCGGAGGCGACAGTCGGGCCGAGCATATCGCCGACGACTCCCTTCCATAGGTCGAACGCCTTGATGAGGAACTCGTTATCGTGCGACAGTTCCTGCACCGGCGGGATTTCGTTTCCGTTGCTGTCGATGTTGTCAATCTCAAGTGTACCGGTATTCTTCCAAGTGCTCTGGTGGTTTGCGATAGCGTCACTGCGGACGATGAAGTTGGAGTCGTGGGACGATGCGGTGCGAATTTCAATCTTAGTTCCGGCAAGTGCGAGTGCCTTCATCACGCTACCCATCTGGTAGTAGATGCCACGATAGTGATAACGCTTGTCGGTCAGTTCCACACGTTCGCCGACAAAGCGGATTACCGGTATTCTGTCCAGTCCCTTGAGTTCGTACGTGGTGGGCTTCTCCGGGTCTTTGTCGTAGAAGTCGAGGACATAGCACTTCTTCTTTTCGTCGAAGTGGTAGTGGCTCACACGGACACGTTCCGAGTTGCTGTCGTATTGGACGTACGCACACAGGTCACTCGGGTGACCGAGAAGGTCTTTGTCCTTCTTGTCAAGACCGAGCGGGATAACTTCAAAAACGATAACGTCAGTCGCATCCTTGAGTGTCGGGTCGTCCCCGTTGAACAGGATGTACCTTGCGTCGATGGGCTTGACGAGCGGTACTCCGTTCTCCATACCCACTGCGAGGAACGCGTACCCGTCGTTGAGTACGTCGTTGTAGATTTCGGTAAAGAAAGAATCCAGTCTGCCCTTGAAGCCGAGTCTGAATAAGTCGTCCTGCTCCGGTCGGAAAGGTGCTGCACTCAACTTCGAGACTTGGACAGTGATGTAGGTTCTCACCAAGTTCACCACAACGAGCGGGTCGTTGGTGACACTTGCCCATTCTGCGTAGTTGTCGTCTGCGTCGCCAAGGTTTCCTGCGGCAAGGGAACGGCTGATGTCGAGTGCCGCCTTGTCGAGTTGCTTGTACGCCAGTTTGGAATTAAACTTTTCTAGTACGCATTTCAGGTTTGACTTTGAGGACATACCAGATATTTCTCCATAAGTTTGGTTTTGACGAGAGTCTCGTCCTCGGAGCGTAGTTCCGGTTCGTGTCCTGTGTTCGTGTTAATCTTGTCTATCAAGTCCATAGCCTTGACCTTCACACCGGACTTGGTACGAGAGTCGTCGATGGTTTCTTGCAAGATAGCAATAACTTCTTTCGCTGGGATTGCGGACAGCCTGTAAATGAGCGTACACGCAGACACCCTCGTGGCGGCAGGCGTGTCGCTGTCACGGGCTATGTCAATGAGTACATCGGTATTCTTGCTGTCAAGCATACCAATAATATACTTTATTTTCCTTCAAGTGTCACTATCGGAGTAAGCTTTTTGGTGCCGTTCTCGTCTTCGCTTATCTTGTACACCTTGACTTCCTTGTTGTTGTAGAACTCGAAGCGTAGGAAGAACAATTCGAGTACCACGTGTTGCTTGGACTCGTCGATGGGTTTTCCACGCCCGTCCTTGGTTACGGACTGGCACAAGAAGTTCCCTTGCAGAGTCCTCGCTAAATCTTCAAATGAGTACTGACCAGAGAGTTTCATACTGACTTTTCCTTTGGTTAAATAAAAAACCCACCACCGAGGAGTACTCGATGATGGGTTCCCATTCAACGCCTTAACACGGAGTTAAGCATTTTCAGTTTCGTCTTCTTTCGGATTCTCGATGAGGTCTTCGGCGGTGTACACCTTGACTCCATCTTCTTCCTTGTTCACTGCGATTTCAAGGTAGACGAGCTTTCCGTAAGCACTTACCTGTTTATACGGAGCGAAGGACTCCGTACCATCCGGCAGTTTGGACTTGCCAGTGTAGCAAATGTCCATTACCGAAGTGTCATCACTCAACTTGATTCGGGTGATGTTCGAGTACTTACCATCCTTGGAGGACTCCAGCATAATCTTGAACGGAGTCGTCCAGAGCTTGCCACCTTCACCATCGTCAGTGATAAGTTCTTCGAGGTTCACGATGCCGTTGAACACGAGTGCCATCTTGGACTTCTCGTTGTAGGAGAGAGTCATCCACGATGTCCACTTACGGACGACGACAGGTTCGCCTTCAGCGTTCTTCACACGACCGGCGAGGAGGAAACGGACAGACGGGACAGGTGCCTGCGACTTGCTGAACTTGCTAGGAGGGAGGCTAGCCACCTGATAGCTGATGATGCAAGCGGAGACGTATTCATCAACGGGGAAGTTGACGTAGGCACTGCGGTCTGCGAGGGGGGATTGCTTGTTTGCTGACATTTAATAACTCCTTTTTGTTTAGGTTAGTCGTTCAAGCATCTACAAATATAGTAGAAATTTTACTTGGTTTTCACTACGGTTTCGGAAAGGTTTTTAAACATGACTTCCCTTTCACGCAGGATGTTCACGAGTTCCTGCTGGACACGGGCTTGCTTCTTGAGTTTCCACATCATATTGATACCGCCGAGCAAGCCGGTCGGGTGTGCGATGAAGGCGTTGAGCTTGTTAACGGACTTCTGCAAGCCGTCTGCTTCCTTGGACACCTTGTTTGCGAGTGTTTTGGCGAGAGTCGCCGTACTGATTTTCTTTGCCATAATTGGCTCCTTTATTGATGTTAGTCGGGAGGAATTTCCCGTTAGGGCACCGCAGTGAAACAAAATAAATAGTCCAGTCTTGGGCTATGGAGACACACAAACTGCGATGCCCTAATGAGAAATCCCTCGGCAGGATGTTGGGGTAGTTGAGGAGAACCTACCGAGGGTAGTCTAGCAGGGAGTACTAGACTAACGATTCATCATTCGTCTAATAAACTCCTGTTGTTCTGGAGCATACGACTTAATGACTTTCTCCTTCCTATACTCGACGTACCACTTACACAACCCGAATACAATAAGCAATGCAATTGTGATAGCAATATCCCAGTAAAGGATACAGAGGCAAGACCAGTGCCACGGCCAAGCAGTGACAGGCCAATCGGCGAAAGTCCCCACTCCGCAGAGAGTGAGAACGATAGCCACGATCGTCCACAGCAGTACAAAGAACGAACAGCCGATTTTCATATTGAGCCTCCTTATACATTGTACTTAACGTAACGACTCGGCATCCCAGTCTTCATACATTCGTTGTAGACATCGGGGTACTTGGTCTGGAGGAGTTTCTTGTCAACGCCGGTGGTTCCCTTGCGTTCCACCCACGAGGCGAACGACTTGCCGTCCGGTGTCAGCAGTCTGCTTGCGTCCACCATCTTGTAGCCAAGTTCGTTCTTGAAGGCTTGGAACTCTTCGTCAGCCTTTTCAGCACGTTCCTTGAGTTCCTTGAACTTGGCAATCGTTTCTGCATCGACACTGATGGCGGGACCGGAGTGACCGCTAACGCCAGCCATAGCCGCAATAGCGTCCTTGTCGGCAGCGTTGATACCGAGACGGGCAGGCGGTTGCTTGTTCTGAATGCAGTCCCACACGACGAAGCACTTGTGCATCATCTGTTCAACGAAGGCAGGATTGTACTCGACCTTCTTTTCGAAGTACTGATGACCACGGATAAGCACTGCGAAGTATGCAGTACGGATTCCAGTCACGTACATCTGCCACTGGACTTGGGCGTAGTACTTGTCGGGAATAGGATTCCACTTTGCTTCGTTCTGTCCAGTCTTGCACTCGATGATGACCGGAGTGTCGCCGTCGTAAGCCTGTGCGTCAAGGGAGCACTTGCACCACTCACGCTGGTAGAGGCGACCCTGCGTGCAGTCAGTAAACGTCGGGTGGGTTTCCATGAACTTGTGCACGAGCAAGTCCTCAATCCTGTGACCCCATTCCATGAACCCGTCAGGGTCGGACTGGTCACGTTCGGTCAAACCGAGCTTGTCCGAGTAGACAGTCATAGGACTGGCGTGGGAATCGGGGAACATAATCATACCGGCTTCTGTCGCAGTGATACCCTGCTTACGCCAAGCCAGCCACTTGTCAGTACCCTGTTCGGGTGCGTCCATCACTTCTGTTTCAAACACGTTACGCATTGGCTTTTTCCTCCGCAGGCTTCCTTTCGATTCCGAGCTTGATGTCGTCAACGAAGCACACGCCGGAGATGTTGCACATATCCACGCAGGGCTTGTTGAACGGCGGAACACGGACAACGCAGTCGTAGGTGTCACGGACGGAGTCTTCGATAAGGCCGACGAGGTGACCGATGTTCTTGCGAGTGCCGTTGTTGTAGAACACCTGCGGGCAGTCGTCGTCTTCCACACGGGCCACGTGCTGGTACTTGAGGTGGCCGAGATAACCGGCACCGAGTTCGGTAATGACTTCGCAGACGTGGGTCTTGGGGTCGGTGTGGGTGACGCTATTGAGGAAGCCCCATACCTTGATGGGTTCCTCGTCAGAACCGCAGTCGTCCCAAGCCACGACGAGGTGACGGGATTCAAGAGCGTTGAGAAGCTCGTCAGTGGTGGTGAGTTCGGTGGCGTGCTTCGCCAGCTTGGAAGCGTTGATGGATTCGGGGAATTTGAGCATCATAGTGCTACTCCTTGTTTTGGTTAGAGTTAAGTTTCTTCTGTGTTTCGAGCCATTCGTCGTAGACAATCTTGACCTTGAGGAAGGTCTCCGCATCGCCGCCCTTGTCGGGGTGGTTAGTCATAGCCCATTCCTTGAACGCCTTGCGTACGTCGGACTTCATAGACAGACCGCCGAGCAGTTCCCTAATCTTGAAGTCAACGGACTGGTCGTCAGCCAGAACCTTGCCGATGTTCTGGAGGAAGGCCTCGTTCTCGGTACACACACGTAACAAGTCCTGTCCGGTGACGATAGTGCCGGTGAAGGTGGACTCGAACCTACCCCAAGAGAAATAGGTAATGAGTGCTTCCTGTCCGGTCGCTATCATTCTACGCCACCACTGAACCATAGACACTTGGTTCACGTGGTACTTGCGGTCAAGCAGTCCGAGCATAATGATAACAAAAGGTGCGGACTCCTGCGTGTTGAGTTCAAGAAGGACTGACTGCGGAAGGTCTCTCCAGCGTGCCTGCAACTTGAACAAGCGTGCGGTATTGGTGGCGGTCAGTTCCAAGTGCTTCCACTTCGGTTTGACCTTCCGCAGATACTCCGGAGAGACTCGGATTATGGCTTCCAGCCTCCAGAATATATCGTCAATTTCGTTGAGTCTGTCAAGTTCCATCAGTGAGTTTCCTCGTACTTGAGTTCACGGAGCTTGTCCCGATACACCTCGATGTCGGCAAACATCTTCTTGAAACGGGAGTTGATGGACTTGGTGTAGTCGTACGTCTTGCCAGCCTTGCGAGCCTCGTACTTCTTGACAAGTTCCTCGCCGACAATCAGCCTGCCCTGTGCCCAGAGGATTCTGAACAAGGGCTGTGTCTTGTCAAAGAGGGGGAACTGTTTCTTGATACGGGAGCTGGTCATCGTGGCCAAGTGCTGGAAGCCGAGCTGTGCCGGATGCCCGTGAGCCAGATAGCCTTCACGGACGACATCGCTCGCCACGAGGTCAGTAGCGTGACGCTCCATCAGCGTCAAACTCTGTTCCAGTTCGTCGGTAGTACGGGCACTCATCACACTCGTGATGTTCGCACTCGCCGGGGAAGGTGCATTCCCCGAGGTCGGAGACTCCGTCTTCGATGCAGTTGTAGTCATAGGTAACTCCTTGTGAGTCGTGGGTTGAATTGGGTTGGGTCATTTTTCGTTCCCGTCTATATAGTAGATAATTTGGGTGGGCGTAAACCACACCGATAAAAAAAAAATCGTTCGTTTAAAAATGTTCGTACCCCTATATTTTTCTTATTCTCAAAATGAAAATTTTCCGGTGAAAATTCGCACGCAGAAAATATAGAAGACGAAATTTTGACGAACGATTTTTGCAAGTACTGCTACCCCGAGCTGTTCCGTCTCAGGCTAACCTGAAGTACAAGAAGGTGTACAAGAATCTACACTTTTTCATAGCCTGTACTCCTGCACTTTCAGACGGTAATGTGATGTGTTGCCGTGAATCGACCCATACCTGAAGAGAAATTCGTCATTTCCGTTCAGCATAAGCTGTTCGAGAAGGTCAAGACGCTCGTTCATCCATGACGAGCTGAAATTCACTTCGTGTTCTTCGTCTGCCGTAAAGACTCTGACACAGGCACCAGACAGCGCACGAAGAGCTTCTTCTCTGAAGTGAGACGACAGCTCCTCACGCTTGAAGCCGTGTGATACGATGTGGGCAGAGTAGTCGTTTGACTCGATTAGAAAGAACATTAGCATATCCTCTTCGCGTACTGATTGTCTGATGCGAGCTCTACACCTAGCTGCAACTTGAGTAGCTCCCTTTCTTCCGGTGTCAGGCGAGCGATTGAACGCTTGACCTTGGCCAGGTCGGAACTGTCGGAACGGCTTGCAATGAAGTCCTTGAGCGACGTGGAGCACTCCCATTGTTTCTTGACCTTGGAATGTTCCACGGAGAACAGCTTGGCGACAGAGTTGACCGTCACCTTGTCTTCCGCGAGGATAGCCTTCGCCGATTCCACGAAAGAATCCAGTATCTTCTGCTTCGCCTCGTCGTCCAAGTCGTTGTCGAAGTACTGGGTGCCGTTCGGTACGAGCTTCTTCGCCGGAGCCTGTGCCGGTTCCGTTTCCGGAGCGGGTTGGACTGGCTGTTGCGGTTGGGGGACTGGGTCTAAATTCGGTTTCTTGAGGTTCGGAATGTTAATCATATAAACTCCTTGGTTTGCTGTACAGTAAATAGTAGCAATCTATGTAGACAAATCACTACGCAAATTGCTACTATACTGGTATGAACCGAGCAGACTACTACGAAACGATAAGGAAGCAGCACGAGGAATTTCGTGCTACCCCTCAATGGCAAGTGTTCCGCAAGTATATTCTCGCCAGCCGTAACCAGACGTGCGAGTTCTGTGGCAAGAAGTACTCACGCACACAGTTCCTAGATGTCCACCACAAGTTCAGGACTAACTATCAGTGCTTGGAGGAGAGCAGGTTTATGCTACTCTGCAAGACGTGTCATAAGTTCCTGCACTCCAAGTCAGGTACTCCCTTGTTGGGTCAGTACACAGACCAAGTCGATGACTAATAGAACAGGAGTACAAGTGCTGTGACGAGTACTGCGGCTGCGATTACTGCACACATCAGTCCTATACCTCCATCTTATCCCAGCACTCCGGACAGATACCGGTAATGAGAAACTCCCTGTCATCAGCCGAGCGGTCGGGGAATGCGTCCTGCACAGCCATACCCTGTTCGTACTTGCGGTAGGCATCGGCATCAAACGTCTTCTGATACTGGCGATGACAGAACGGGCACGACTTCCTGATAAGTACACTAGCCATAGTCTACTCCTCGCTTTCGTCTTTCACTTCTTCGGTAGTGGATTCGCAGTCCACGAAGTTGCCATAGTCACTAAGCACTGCGGCAATAGTAACACCATCGAGCTTCGCATACTTCTTCACGAAGGTGTCAATGTCCTTGAACGTGAACTGATGAGAGTACTCGCCGAGTTCGTTCTCGTCCAGTTCAATGTCGTCAACCAAGCCACGGAGCTCGGTGGCATCGGACTGGATTGACTGCACTTCGTCAAGCAGGTCAGCCAGAGAAGTGCAGTCAAGGTCGTTCAACCTGTCCTCAATGTTGTTCGCCAGTTCGCTGATGCGGTCGAGGTCTTCTTGTGTAAGCATTACATTACCTCCAAGGTGCCTACGATGCAGTAGCCTGCAAAGAGCACTCCGACAATGGAAAGGATTTTGAGCTGCTCAATGACAGCCCTTCTTTTCTTGGACAGGTAGAACTCCGTCCAGTTAGCGTAGCCTTTCGGCTGATATTCTCGTACCATCTAGTACTCCTTTCACGCTACTGCGTGTGTTGATGTTATGAGTTTTGCGGAGCCAGTGTGACGCTGACCCAGCGGTGAAGGAGCTGGTGCCTTCCGCCAGACGAGTGGCGAACTCACGCACCAGCCCTTCGGGGAATGCCTTGAGGAAGTCGTACTCGTCGCTGGCACTGGCTGTCCCTTCCACGAGACTTTCGTCCAGTTGAGTGAACCGCAGAGTGCCATCACTACTAATATACTTCTTCCTCACCTCGTCAGTTACCATCAGTGCTCCGAACTTGCACAAGTAATGCACCTGCTCACGTTCGGAACGACTGGTGTCCAACGAAAGAAAGGCACTAGCCAGACCGCTCCACGCCTCATCGGGGGAGCACTTGGCTCGTGCCTGTATTACTCTGGTTATCTTGATGTAGTCTATCATTACTCTCCACAAAGCACTGGCTTTAAGATAGCCAGCGATAACCTTCCGCCAAAGCTAAGTCCTCCGATGTTCTTGAAGTACTTGGCACTGGCGGTTATGATAGACCGCTGGCAGTTAAGTTGTTCGTCAATGACCTGAGTGATATAGTGTCCGCACTTGTTCGCACCTTCCGAGTCGCTGGCATTGAGGTATTGCACACTCATTGACTGCGTGAACCCGTCAGTACTTTCTGCGAATACTTCACCGCACAGCTCGCCTCGCCATACAAGATAGCCAAAGGCTCGCCCTGCGACTTCACTGAGGTGGAGGATAAAGAGGTCTCCCTCTTTGGTAAGGATAGTTCTGAACTGACTGACCATATTAACTCCTTGCGTTGAATTTCAGTGCTGTGTGTGGCTATTTGGAGCGTTTACGCTCGCAACCATCACCGAGGACTACACGAGGTCACCGAGGTCATTAATGGCAGGCAGGCCATCGTTGGCCACGTCCAAGCCGAGCTCGTCGCAGAGGTGCGAGGCCTCTTCGCCAGAGAGCACGTCGTAAGCAAGCTCCACGGCAAAAGCCTTGGCGAACGTGGGCTCGTCCTTTTCCAGCTTGCGAGCACAAGCCTTCTTGACGAGTTCAGCGTTCGGCGTGAGGCAAGCGTCCGCCCACGTGTCCTTGACAGCCTCAATGGCGTGAGTCACGGAGTCACGAAGGGCGAGGCGTTCCGCACGCTTGGCGACCAGTTCGGCCTCCTTCTTTGCACGCAGTTCGGCGAGGTTCGGTGCGAGCGTATCGCAAATGAAGCCCTCAAGCATCGCCTGCGGGTCATAAGCTACGCCTTCGTTCGTCGCCTTTTCCATGGCCTTGATTTTTGCCTTGGCGAACTTTGCGTCAATGTTGCCCGTGGTAGTGTGCAGGAGCATCGCCAAATAGAGGGACGAAAAAACGCCAGTGAGGTTCTTGGAGCTCTTGGCTTCAAAGAACTGCCCGAAAGGTTCATTTTCACGTTCCGCAATCCACTTGTCAAAGTTGGCCTTTCCAATTTGGTACGCTTCCACATTTGCGAGCTTGGTGCCCCAAAGTTCGGAAACAGCGGAGTAGTTCTTGGTGGTGGTGGTTTCGTTTTTGGTTTCGTTCGTCATGATAGACTCCTTGTAAATATAGGTTTAACAAGGGCGTTCGCCCTATTGGACACATAGAAGATATGCACCCAATAGGGCGAACGTAAACGCCCCAAAAAGCCACACACATTATAAATTCGTTTCGTTCAATCTTCTAACGCCCGCTCGGGTGCGTTGTTCGGTTTGGTTTATCGCCTCAACCATACCCCAAATATACCTAATTCGGTTTGGGTAGTCAAGGGGTTAAACCGAAAAAAATACGTTAAATTTTCGTTACATACTAAACCGGTGTACAATTTAGTGCTCAATTGTACAAAAAGCCCGTATCCGCGTTTTGAGGGCGTTTCTAGGGCGTTTTACGTTTGGACGTGGTTTGGTATGGGTTAAACCTAGATACGGGTTTACATGCGATTTTTGATACATTTGTGCACTAATTTAGGCGATTTGGCTAAAATGCGATAAGATACCCAATTTGGCAAGAGGTAAATTTTGTAAAATTTTGTAAACTATTATTTGGCGGTCTTTTGTTTATGTTGTCCGCAATTTGGGTATTACTTTGTTTGAACTATTGTTTACGTTGTTCTAAACTTTGTGGATAAACTAAATGTGTCATAAATTGGTAATTAGTTTATGTGGATTTTTGGGCACAAGTGAATATGACAAAAATTGACAACATATAATGTAATGTGTCAATATATGACAAGTTTATAATATGTGAATAGTCAGTGAATATTATATTAAGATAATATATACATATTATACACAATATATTCACATATTCACAATAGACACAACTTATTCACAAGTTATTAACTATTCACAAAATGATAACAACTTAGTCACAATAATAACAACTTACACACAATAATAATGGAAGTTTACCAGTTATACACTCACTATCACCACTCACTTAACAATAGTCACTGAGTAGCAGTCAATAACTTGTTGATAAGTTGTATATGGGAGCCTAGTTGTGCCCAATATGTTGACAACTTGTGCGTAAGTCGTGGACTTGTCGCCCAGTACTTGACTCGGAAGGAAAGGCATGGGGGACGGGGGTTTGGATATTGCTGACTGTCAGGAACCGTGTCCAGACTTTCATTCACACTCTACACATTTTCTCACTTTCTTTGGGAAGAGGGGTACGCTTCGCCCAGTTTTTTGTTATATTGTCAGCGTACCACCCCAATAGGAGCAGTCACATGGCTGATACGACATTTACCGAAATGGGACAAGCCCTCGACGCGGCTACCCAGCTTCGAGATTCTTCAAATAGCGTCAGTTCCGAAACGAATAGCGACCAGTCCGGCGTGTCAACCGGTACAGGTGCTAGTGGTTCCGAGGAGTCCCATCCCAATGCTACACCCGTAGTCACCAACACTGGTGCAGGGGATGCGGGGTCAGGGTCTCAACCGCCCAAGACAGAGACAACCCCCTCTGGTGTGGCAGATGGCAAGGGGACTCCATCCGGCAAGCCCGATGACAAGGACTTGGCCGAGCGTCGCAAGTTCAACCACTGGCAAGCAGCCCAGCGTATTGCGGCGAAGGAAGCGAAGAAACGCAGATTCGAGGAAGAAAAGCAACGTCTCCAGCGTGAGCACGATGCCTATGCAGACGAGAAGGGCGAGCACTACAATCCGCAGATGGCCAGCGTAAAGCAAGACCAGATGCGTGAGTTGGAAATCGCACAGATTCAGGAAGCACAGGCGGAATGGGAACGCGAGGCCTACGAGATTTTCTCACCGGAAGATGCGGCTGTCTTCATACAGGATTCCAAGAACCTGTCCGACTGGCTTAACGAACGTGAACCCGAACTTTGCAGTTACATCGACAAACCCTACGGCAAGCACTTGCTCAAGGGCTGGATGGACAAGATTGCGAAGAACAAGGAAATGGCAAGCCAGTGGCAGTCCTTGAACTCCTACGAGAAATTCCGCATTGTGGACAAGTACTACAAGGAACTGGAGAAGTTCGGCGAAGACTATGCGGCTGGAAGGATTGACGCCAACGGTCAGCCGGTCGGTGGGCAGACTGCCCCGAATAACCAGCAGGCAGGACAGCAGGTCAACCAGCAGAACAGCACTGCCCAGCGACAGCAGACCCAGCAGGACACGCCTCCGGTCAACGCACCTGTTCCAAACAGCGGAAGGGACACCAACACTATGCCACCTTCCAACAATTTCGCCTTGATGCTTCAAGATGCGATGAACAAGCGTGGCGTATCATCGTTCTAGGAAACTGGACAAGGAACTGAACTATGGGTCAGATTGTAAACCAACAGCTGATGGCGAACCTCGCCGTCGAATTTAACGTGGGTGCGGACATCCTCGCCAAGGGAAACCGCACCATCGAAAAGGAACTGGGTGCCGCCAACATGAGCGGTGACACTGTTTCCGTTACCATTATGGACTCCGGCAAGGTGTTCCAGAACTCCCTTGACCTCGCAGGTCTGCGTGGCACCCTCGGTGTCAAGCGTGGTGCCGTGCCCGTGCGTGTGACCCCCATCGGTATCGCTGCCGAAGCGTCCGAAGGTGAACTCGCACTCGCTATCGAAAAGCCCGCTGTGATGGCGAAGCGTGTCGCCAACTTGCAGGACGAAGTGAACAAGAAAGCCTATCGTGGCATTATCGGCTCCTGCCAGCCGTACGCTTTCGACCCGACCGGTATGAACGGAGACCAGCTCGACCGAGCCATCCGCAAGACCAGTTTCCGTGCCGAAGCCCATACCCAGACATCCAAGCTCGGTGGCAACATCTTCGGTCTTGCCCATCCGCAGACTTGGAACGAAGTCATCCCGTCGCTCCACGCCAACTTCGGTGCTAACCCGAAGACCGGCAGTGACCTGTACAAGAACGAACTCGGCGACTATATGGGCGTGCGTTTCACGAAGGGTGTTGACACTCTCCGTATCGAAGCGCAGGACGTTGCCGCTACCCTCACGTCCATCAGCGTGGGTCTCAACGGCGAAGTCAACGTGGCAATCACCGGTATCGGTTACGGCACCGAAGAAGGCGAAATCTTCCCGATGCCCCTGTACCTGACCGACAACACTGCCGCCGCCGACGGTAACAAGCACAAGCTCCAGTGCGTCGACGCTCTCGGCAAGCCGACCGGCATCCAGAAGGCAATCTACCTCAAGTGGAAGGTTGACCACTGGGCAAACGTTCCGGGCTACGGCTGGATTCCAGACCCGAACCAGACCCCGAACGGCCACTGGGAACTCGCCCAGCCGTTGTTCCTCGCTGGCCCCCGCAAGAACGCCCACTCCGTGGCATACGAAGAATACGTTGCCAGCGGTACTCGCGGTCTTGACCGTCACGGCTTCATCCAGCCGGACTACGACTGGTACACCCAGCAGGAATGGAACCGCACTCCGGACGCAACCCAAGACCCTGTCACCGATGGCGTGCTCGTCTTTACGACCAGCAACGTGCTGACCGACGGCATCACGTACCTCGCCCCGATGGTGATGTATCACGAAAGTGACTTCCTCGTCGCAGTCAAGGGTATCGAGAAGATGTCCTCCGCAGACTCGTTCACGATTCCGACCGAGTTCCGTGACAAGGGCATCATCCCGTGGCGTGGCACCTACTGGACTGACCCGTACACCAGCCTCGGACTGTTCCGTGTGGACGGCTTGATGGGCTTCGGCATGTACCAGGGCGTGTCCGGTGCAGGCATCTACATCCCCGAAGTCTAAACTAACATAACACCCTAGTGGTGGTACATAGCGCCGGTAGACCGCCGAAAGTCTACCACCCTTCTAGGCGTGACTCTTGGAGTGCGTCTAGTTCTTGGGGTATCGTGAGCCGAGGCACGATGCAGTCCTTCCCAAGCAACACCTCGGCAAAATTTTTAGGAGTTCTCGATGGCGACTACTCAATCCCAATCTTTCCGAGGCGGGGCTATCAGTCCCGGCCCCGGTGTCAGCGAAGATGACATCCAAGACCTCAACGTAGCACACACCACGTCAGCCGGTACTCCGGCATTGGAGACGTACAACCCTCTCAACGGGGCTACGTTCTCGTTCGGCAGGGTCACGTTCAAGAAGAGCGGGAACAGGGTAATCGGTTCCTATGACCCCTTCGACAACAACAAGCAGATTACTGTCGTTACGATGGATGCGGTGGAGTTTTCCGAAAGCACCCTCACGATTAGCGACAGCGATTACGCACTCATTGAAGCCGACTACAATTCCGGAAACCCAGTCGTACTCATTTCCGAGAACGGCGGCAGCGATGTAGTCTGGCAACTCGCACTCAAGTCTTCCGCCGGGTATACGTTCACTTCCACGACGCAGACCAGCGTACGTGTGGCAAACGTGAGTTCGGCTTCCGGTCACGCAGTCACGATTACGACGGCAGACTTCGTTCCGGCTACCGGCGTGACTCCGGGTACATACACCAAGGTGACTGTCAATGCCAAGGGAACCGTCACTAACGGCGGCAGTCTCGTCGCAACCGACATCCCGAACCTACCGGCATCCATTCTCACGAGCGGTACATTAGACCCTGACAGAATCGCAGACACGTCCATCGAGCCTATCAAACTCAAGTACAAGAAGGAACTTACCGTTGACGGAAGAACTATCGGGGCGAACGAAGTAGGTAATACTGTTACTTTGTATGCACCGGAGAAACTCCAGCCGATAACTAGACACGCAATTTATAGTGTTTCCGACTCCACTCCTTGCAATGTTGATATAATTGACGGCGAGTTTGAGGACATCGGTTATAGTTACAACGGAACCGGTGCTATCACCCTTATGACCGATGTAACTACCGATTGCCACGCTATTATGTTCATTAAGGCTGTTTCCGGCTCGTGTGGTGTATGCGAAGTTTCGTTCACGGACGAAGCTATGAACCAGCGAACGATTTCACTCGACATGGATATACCTATTGACAGCGGTTACTTATTGAACATCGACATCCGGAAAATTACTCACAACGGCACACCTTACTCTATCGCAAAAGTCAGTGTCATCGACGTGGTATAACTATGGATAATGTAATAGTGATAACTCCGGCGTTGAACGGGACGCTCTTTGCACCATACACGCTTGGATTCCCAAGACTCGTGTGCGGTATTGAAGCCGGTTGGCTCCCTAGAGAGTTCCGAATCAACTTGTCAAGGGACTTGTGCCAACGCAGGTATATGTCGCACTATATGCGTGACTACGAGTGGGTTCTCCTTATGGACAGCGATGTCGTGATTGACGTGGACTGTCTAGCAAAGTTGAAATCACAGGCAGGAATCGGAAAAACAGCTTGCGCTGATACCAAACCTGGGGAAAAATCGCATGTTGTCTGTGCTTGTGCTCTCGTCCACAGAACCGACTATATCAAGGTTGACTATCTCACGAAGCCGACCGAGTGCCAATGTTGTAAATTGCCAAACCCGTTCTACGTGGAAGGAGCTATCGGATATGAGCGAAAGTAACTTGACATTTGTAAGCTCCGGTTTATTCATTACAAACGACGGAGACGAAATCGTAGACGATAACGGAGATTCTTTGGGATTTGAAGATACCCCGATACCTCTCTACTACGATGGAACAAAGCCTTTAACAACTGATAATCAGGGGAATGTATGACAACCAAGAGAATCAAAGACCTTTCTGTTGAAGCCACGTCTTCGACTCTTACCGACAATGACTACGCCGTAGTTGACAGCGGTGATAACGGAACACGCAAGACGAAGCTTTCCGCACTTGCAACGTGGATTCACAACAAGTGGGCATCGTTCGTCCACGCCTGCACAGCCATCACGTCCTTTGCGGATGATGATACAATCAGTGTAAGCAACCCGACAGACGGCACCCGCAAGATGTCCAAGGATACACTGCTCACGCTCACCAGCCAGAACTCACTCGCTGGCCCGCCTAACAGGAATTCATTATTCGTAAGCGATTTTATTTCGAAAGAATATAAGTTCAATCTTACGGGCTATATTTCTTCTATTAGTGGAAATGTATCTTCCGATGCTAACGGAAGATATACTGATTATATTCCAGTAAAAAATGGTGATAGATTTTTTATCGCTTCTTCCATCAGTTCCGGCGGAGCATCTATCGCTTGTTACGACGAAAGCAAGAATTACATTTCTGCGTCTTCCGTAGCTGGAAATTACAACTCCGTTTTTACTGTTCCATCTGGCGTTAGTTTTATTAGGTGTTCTTACTACAATCCAGCCGCAAATACTACTGCAATATGCCGCTTCGTGTCTTTGTTTGCCGAAAACTTAAACAATGTGGCACAAGACGTAAAGAATGGAATGTCTGAGTATTTGTTGTCCGATGAATTTAAAGATTCTGTGATTTCCGAAGCGGTTAATGGATATATTTTGTGGAATGGAATGGCTTTAATCATTCCGAACTCCACAGACCCAAAAATGACCGATTTCATTCCTGTCCGTGAGGGTCAAATTTTTTCGATAAAAGCCTCGATTACATCGGCGGCGGCGTTGGTAGCCGCCTATGATAGTTCTTTAAGCTATATCCAGAACAAATCTATTCAAGGTAGTGGCACTGTACAAAAAGAATACATCGTCCCTAGCGGAGTGAGTTATATTGTTGTATCTCATTATGGTGCTGGAGATTTTGTCGTAACGCGAAAAAAAATTCAGTCGCTAACGCCGTTCCAAGACCTTGAGACAAGAGGAGGGCTGCATAGTGATTCTTCATTTACATTTGACTTGCACGGCTATTTAGCCACTAATGGTACATTTTTAAGCGAGGTGTCGGCAAGATGTACAGATTTTATTCCTGTGAAAGCCGGAGAAAAGTATAGAATTTGTTGCTTTATTACAGATAGCGGTAATTCTATTTGTTGCTACGACGAACAAAAGAGTTTCATTGCTGCAAGCTCTGTTACAGGGTACTACAATGGACTATTTGTCATTCCTGATGGGGTGTCTTACATCCGATGTTCTTTTTATGGACTCCAAAATTCGGAAGTCCTTGTTCGTGTTTCGGACTCGCTCTATCCGAACTGCAACAAAAAGAATATACTTGTGTTTGGCGATTCTATCTCCGATTGCACGAATATCACAGTAAGTGGAGGGGTAACAACCGCTTATGTGTATAGAACTATCTATTGTGAAACTCCTAATTATGGAAATGTAAGATACGCATTCTGGCCAACTCTCATGCGAGACATTTTTAACGCAAACGAGCTGCGCTGCTATGCCAAGAGTGGTGCAACATACAGGAATCAAAACGGCGGACAATTTAGACAAAGCCTCAGAGAACAGGTTGACCTCGCTATTGCGGACAGATTGAACACTGGTGGTGCGTTCTCTGTCAACGACTTTACTCCGGATATTGTAATCTTCGCACTAGGCACGAATGATTTGGGAGTGACTGAATTCGATGCAGATTCGGCTTTGGCTAAAGTTGTATGGGAAGATGACCCTATACAAGTTGACTATGACGCTACTGTTGCGGCTCTTGACTTGTCTAAAGCTATGGATGCCGCCCTCTATGCTTATTTGACAATTCGAAAGTATTGGCCAATGGCTCTTGGTATTGTTGTAGCACCCATTCAAAGAATGAGTATTGATGTGTATGGAAGCACGTTCGCTGAAAACCTAGCGAAAGTTGCAAAGTATTGCGGTTTTGTATTTGCAAATGGTGCGGATTTGTCGAATATTTCAAGATTTAGCAATGTTTCCGGCACAAACGGCTCTTCGCTTATTGATGGTCTTCACCCGAACCCAATTGGACAGAATATGATGGCTAGAATGATGATTTCTCTCGTCGCTTCTAATTACTGCGATTTTAGTTTGTTTAACAACTCTAACTTCAAATTTTAGAATTGTTAAATATCAGAAATCGCCAAACAGCCGATTCCAGAGGTTTGCAAAGGAGAATAATGAAACTATCGCTCAAGGACCTCGTTAAGCTAATAGCCCCGTACCTCGTCGCCATCGGCGGGGCTATCGGGGTGTATGCCGACGGAAAGGCTAGATTCGAATTGATGGAGTACAGAGTCCAAGTTG